AAGTAAACATTAACGACCACGTCGATCCTCCTCATAATAGCAGCGGCAACATTAGAAAATAAATGTGATTTGAGAGACTTAACATTAGTACTCAATACCATTAATTTAACTAACCACTGCATTAGGCCCTTGGACTCAACATCAGCCTTTAGTGCTGTTATGGGTATATTGTTCTTACACCGCAATACTCTATCTGTAGGTGGTTTTTTATACCACTCAACTTTAGTCTGCAGTATATCGTCGATAAACAATATAGTGTGTATTGAATCATTGTACTCCGTATCATATTCATCAGCCTCATTTGGCGACACAATATTTTCGAAGTTACATGGCCACCCATTGGCCTGACCAATACACTTGGCAATCACATTCATCAATAGTGATTTACCAACTGCTGATTCCCCATGCAACAGCACGCAGAAGGGAGCTTCTTTAAAGGAAGCTGATTTCTTCTGCATCTGTATTGAAACATTAATTGAACCCAATTTCAATAAATAACCAGTAACAATGGATCGATTTTTACTATTCTTCTCCATTTTATGGTATTCATAAAATTTATCCTTCAGCTGGTGTAATCTGAACCTATAATCCTCTTCACTAGAGAACTTACCTTCGGACACATCACCAATAGTTCCAAGCTGATTGGTTGCAATTAATTTAGACCAGTTAACAATATCGTTATATTCCGTCTCCATATCTTGCCATTGTGTATTGGTATAGAATATCGAACCGAAATTACCGGTCTTCATTACAATAAGGCCTTTTTCCAAAAAGAACTGTAAGGTACTAAGAATCATATCAATGAATCCTTTAGAACCTTTGCTGAAATCCCACGCCTTGGCCTTAAAGAGGTGGAAAGTTGACTGATTAACAAATTTCTCAGTCTCATCGTCTCCACAGACGAATGCCATCAAGATTGTCAAAGCATTAGATATATGCTTGACAACGTCACCCTCCATGACAAATTTCCAATTTGAACTAAGCCAACGAACTATATCGAGAATCACAAAACCTGATTCCTCGGTACTTTCGGCCTTCATCTGGCCGTTAGGCTTAGACATCGCATTTCTGACAGTCTCAAAAAGCGATGTAAGCGTCCGCATTATACTCATCAATGCTGGACCCTTTACAAATGTTTTATAATACTGGAGACACATTATTATCGCAGTCTTAATGGAAGTACAAGATACAA